ACAGCAGGCTGCAAAAGCCTGCCAATTTCAACGTTTAAGTTTTCTGCAGCGTTTTCGAGGTCTTTAAACGCTTGCTCTGGCGTTTGCAATGCCTCGGCCAATCCTGCCGCACCTTCTTTTTCAATCCGCTCTAACGCCCTGACAACAACATCGGATGTGATCTTTCCTTCAGCCGCGTAATCACGCAACGCCCCAACTGCAACGCCCGTTTCTTTACTAACTGCCTGCAGCAGTAACGGTGCCTGTTCAGCGATGCTGTTGAACTCATCCCCGCGCAAGGCGCCAGAACCAAGCGCTTGCGTTAACTGTCTGAATGCACCTGCTGACTCTGCAGCCGTTGCCCCAGACAACCTGGCCGCAGTATTAAAGCCGTTGTAAACGCTCTCGATCTCCGTCAACGTCGCGCCTAGTGGGCGCAATCTTGCATAGGTCGTTGAAATTGCTTTAGTTGCTTCCGTTTGCGACTGGCCAAACTTTCTGGCTGATCGCTCTACTAGCAACTGCGCTTCAGTTACTTCACCATAATTTTTGGCAAGTAAAGACAGACTTTTCTCTGCAGTATCTCTAGCAACTGATTCACGTATTGCGTTTCCTGCTAACTCTGCAGCCTTTTGCACCGTGAGAAAGGCACCGGCCGCTACAACTAAGCCTTTGGCGAGGCTTGCCACCCCACCTGATGCACCTTTTGATTTGCGGCCTAACTCTTCAATCTTTTTATTGGCTTTTCCCAGGTCACCTTGCAGGCTTTCAACAGTACGCTCCAATGCCCGCATCTTTGTCTCCAATTTTTGGAGATCCGACAGACCAGGCGTCTTGATCGGAAGAATAATTGGAGCAGTGGTAGCCAATTAAAAAGCGCCGATAGCTAATTCTAACGGCGTCGAGATTTTGCTTTTTTCATCTGCTCCTCTTGCTTATCGTTGATCAAACCGAAGTAAGCAAGCCAGATCCAAAGCTCTGCGTAGGTCATCTCACGCTGAATTTGACCTAAGGTCATTCCCAACTCTTTGGCAACCTGCAGTTCAGCTATCAGGTACTTGTCCTTACTTAGCTGAGCCTTAAGCGCTTTTCATGTCGAGGTCAGAGTATGCCTCTTCCTCTTCCTCTGAGTTCAAGGCGCTAATCAGCTTAGAAGCAGAATTCATTGAGAGCTGACCCATTAATAATGGCAACGCATCGATCTGGAATTGAGGCTGTCCGCTTTCGTCTAATGCGTTTTTGATAAACAAACGCGCTGCGGTCTCAAGCAAATCGTCTGGGTCTTTTGATGCTGCTTTTGCTGCCTTGTACTTATTGATTGAGCTGGGCTTTGACCAGAAGGTGAAATCAATACCTTTGATCTCAACCTGATGCTTGATTAGCTTGTTCTCTAAATCGACAAGAGCCTGTAATTTCTCCAGGCCCGTTTGAGCTTTAGCCATAGTGTTTTGTGCGTACGCAGGAAGAATAGCTCAGGCAGTGGGGGAAGGTGTACGCCCATCCCCCCAACACCCTGTCACCTCGCCAGTGACCTGCCCATCGTATCCAATAAAAAACCCCGCACTCAGCGGGGAATAGGTAATGGGGATGATTCAATTAAAACGGATGGCTTAGCTAATCGCTAGTCCAATCCAATTTGTAACTTTCCACATGCTGAAGGAGACCTCAGCAGTCGTGGCATCATCAGAATTAACGGTTGTAGAAAAGTCAGTAAAGACAACCTCACCCGCAATAAACGAAGAGGCTGCATCGTCAGGCGCCGGGTCAGTGGCACCATCAGAAACAGCGTTCAAATAAAGCTTGACCGCTGCACCGTCTTGGTTGGTGTAGATAACGCTTTCCATCAAACGTTGAGACAATGAAGTCTCATCATTCGTGATGTATAGCGTCATAGTCCCGGTGATTTCGGGAGGGCCTGCCTGAGTCTTTTTGGGCTGCAGGTACTTAGCCGCACCCGCTGTGGCGCCTACACCGCAGGGCAGTGTTGATACATCGAGCTGGCTTGCGGAAAAATCGCAAGACCATTCACGAACCTCACAGATACCTGAAGGATCGTTTTGCATCTCGACGTGACCGCCGTTGTCTACACCGTCACCGGCAATTGTGACATCAGCACTGTCGGCATCGGTGACAATCTCAACCTTGCCATTAGCAATGGTCTTGATTCGATACTTAGTACCGACAGTCAAACCGGTGTCGATTGTGGCCCCATCTTTCAGAGAAAATGTGACGATGTCACCAACGCGGAAATCCTTATCGGTTCCAACGTCAATGTCATTATCACCGTCAGAAAAGTCAGCCGCTAAAAGGCAAGCTTTGGTAGCCGCTGGTGTGAAATAAACCGCACCACTCGACCCCGTAAGGGCGGTAGCGGAACATGCAACTGGCAAAATAACCTCGAAAAAAACAACAGGGGCGTGTTGTCTTCGGGGGCAAAGACGTTATTAGCTTAATCGCTTACGCAGGCCGAAAAAGCACAGGAAATAGTTGCTACCGCATAAGGCTCTGGGCCATTTAGCAACGGGACAGGGCCGTTAATTTGCCCGCATCGGACCCGGACAGAGCTGCTCCAGTCGTACATGGTGTTCATGACCTTCATGGCTTCTGCGGCAAACTCCTCAAGGGCTTTCATGCCTCCCCCGCGCGGGACATAGATCGAAAGTTGCAGGTTGCCGTTCAAGTTCTCAACGCTTGATTCGGTCTGGCAAATAACTGACTCAGTTGTGTTGGTGTAACTGATCAAACAGATGACATAAGGCATTCCAGGGGGTTTCTCTTGCACGTTGTCCCAGACCACTGGCAACGATGGGGTCAACCCTTGAAAGGCGCTGTAAACCTTGGACTCAATGTGGGCGCGAACAGCTTGGAGAGTCATTTGATTTGGGAGAGGGCGCTTTGAAAGATCCGATCAATATCTTTTGACAGGCTGTTTTCGATACGCGTAAACCAGTCACCGCCACCACGGCGCCCGTTATAGGGGTCGTATGCAGCGCGGTAGGTGTACGGCAGGTTTGAGGAAATAAACCAATCGCCGCCGTAAGTGATCTTTCCGGAATACGGTTTAACGCTGATGTCTGCTTTGTTGGTCCCTTCCACCTTGAAGGAAGTCCCGTTAACAGTGACTCGTTCCGAGGGTTTGCCTAGGTTTTCTGGCGGGGCCGACAAGTCAGGCTGACCCTTGCCGATGTTCCATGAGCTGGCCAAACGTCCCGTGTCCACAGGGCTAGCCGCCGAAAGCTTTGATTGGGTATTGGTTAGAAACTGTGCCGTGGCTTCATCTAATGCCTTGTCGATTTTTTTGACGATCTCGACGCCGTTGAATTTCTTGGCCATCAATCAGCCCTCGCAACGATCTTGGATGCAATCAAGCTTTTGGATGAATAGGTCGGATTGACCTCAATAACTTTCCATGTCGTGGCGTCGTAAGTGACTGAATCAGCCGTTGTTGGCAGGTGAGGCATCCCTGTAGCGCTGTGGTCAATCCACAAGGTCAAGCTGTAGGTCTCTCCAACTCCTCCCTCTTCGACTCGCGCTCTGGAGATAACTCCGGCGCTGATGTTGAAATCCTGGGTGCTTTCTGTGACATCGCCCGTCGCCGGGTCGTAGCTGGCCCCGAGACGCCGTGTGTACGTGATCGGAGTCGGGAAGACATTTTGAATTAGCTCGATGGCAACAGGCAGGAAGGTGTTTGAAATATCCATCAGATGCTCTCCTTGGCTAGCTGCGTAAGCCGATCACGCGAGATCCCGTAAGAATCCATCGCCCACTGGACAAACTCCTCATCATTGAGAAACATCCCCTGACCAAGGATTTGCTGTGCCCTGATCTTCAGGATCAACTCTTGCTCTGCTGCTGTCATGACCGGACCCTCAGCAAAATCTTGGAGCTGCTACTTCCAGTTACTGCCCAACACGACAGGGCCGATTTAAGCCAGGGAAATTTGGCGATCACATCAGGCGTGGCGCAATCAACGCAGCTGTCAGTGCCGGATTCCCCAGTGGGGTAAGCGCTGAACTCCTGGA